GGAGAAAGTACTATGGCATTTCAAGTTTCGCCGGGAGTCAACATTTCTGAAATCGATTTGACCGCTGGCGTCCAAACAGTTTCGACATCAGCGGGCGCGTTCGTTGGCCCGTTCCAGTGGGGTCCGGCGCTTGAGGTCGTGAACATCGGTTCAGAAGCCGACTTGGTTCAGAGATTCGGTAAGCCTGACATCGATACCTACGAAAACTGGTTCTCAGCTGCGTCATTCTTGGCGTATTCCAACCAGTTGAAGGTCATTCGCGCCGTTTCAACCGGTGCGTTGAACGCTAGTTGTAATACAAGCACTGGTGGCGTGCTCGTCAAGAACGAGACCGACTACGAAAACACCTACCCAACCGGAGAAGCCAATACATATGGCTTCGCAATTGCAAAGTATCCCGGTGAGTTGGGCAACTCGCTGAAGGTATCTGTTTGTCCGAGCGCAAACGCATTTGAAGACGACACCGTTACGGGTTCATTGACGTTTACGGCAAACAGCACGACAGTGTCGGGTACGGGCACAACCTTCACTTCTGATCTCGTAGTGGGCGATTACATTACCGCCAACGGAAAGTCCTATCAGGTTGCGTCGATCACCAACAACACCTCCCTTCAATTGAAGACCGTTGCGCTCGATAGCATCGCAACAGTCAGCAGCGGAGATTGGACACGTACGTGGGAATACGCCAGTCAGTTCGGTAGTGGTGCGCCGGGCACATCAGATTGGGCCGCAAATCGTGGTGGTTCGGACGACGAACTTCACGTCGTGGTTGTAGACGAAGACGGGTTGTTTACAGGTGTTGCAGGCACGGTATTGGAACGATACGCCTATCTTTCCAAGGCTATTGACGCCAAGACCCTCAGCGGCGAAACCAACTACTACGCCAAAGTCTTGAATCGCAACTCTGCATACATGTATTGGATGTCCGCAATGGCCACTAACGGAAGCACCTATCTGGATCATTGGGGTGAAGCGGCCACCAATGCGTTTGGTGCGGATGACGTGCCATACACTAGTTCGTTCGCAGACGGTACTGCTGATAACAGCAATATCTCAAATGGCGACAAGGAATTGGGATGGGATCTCTTTGCGGATGCCGATAGTCAGGACATCAGTCTTTTGATCACCGGTCCCGCTATTGTGGATGCCGCAGACGCAACGTTGGCCAACTACATCATCAACAACATCGCAGAAACGCGAAAGGACTGTATCGCGTTTGTGTCCCCGTCTAGCAACAGCGTCGTCAATCACATCGGTGCTGAGGTTGATAACGTGCTCGCGGATCGCAACGCGTTGCCGTCCACCAGCTATGCCGTCATGGATAGCGGTTGGAAGTATATGTACGACAAGTACAACGATGTCTACCGCTGGGTGCCACTCAACGGCGATATCGCAGGCTTGGCCGCACGCACGGATACGACCAACGACCCGTGGTTCTCTCCTGCCGGATTCACGCGCGGTAACATCAAGAACGTGGTGAAGCTCGCGTGGAATCCGAAGCAACTGGACCGGGATGACCTCTACGCCAAGGGCGTCAATCCTGTCGTCAGCTTCCCTGCGCAGGGTGTGTTGCTCTACGGCGACAAGACGTTGCTGTCGCGGCCGAGTGCGTTTGACCGCATCAATGTCCGCCGCCTCTTCATTGTCTTGGAAAAGACCATCTCTCGGTACGCCAAGAGTCAGTTATTTGAATTCAATGATGAGTATACCCGTTCAGCGTTCCGTAACGTGGTTGAACCGTTCCTTCGCGATGTGAAGGGTCGTCGAGGTATCACCGATTATCTGGTTGTCTGCGACTCTACGAACAACACGGAAAACGTGATCGACCAGAACCAGTTCGTCGGCGATATCTACATTAAGCCAACACGTTCGATCAACTTCATTCAGTTGAACTTCGTGGCAGTTCGCACTGGCGTTTCGTTCCAAGAGGTAGTGGGCGCAGTCTAAGGACTGCGTTTCACTTCGGAGGAGAATAAGCAATCATGGCATTTAATCTCGATCAGTTCCGCAATACGCTTATCAACGGCGGTGCGCGTCCCGCGCTCTTTGAAATGGAGATTCGGTGGCCGACTGCGGTCACCACGGGCTCGTTGGCATCGCAGTTGTCACGCTTCTTGGTGCAGGTCTCAGAAATTCCTGCATCAACGATTGCGCCAGTAGTAGTGCCGTATTTCGGTCGGAAGCTCAATTACATGGGCGACCGCACCTTTGCGCCACTTACCGTCACGGTGATGAACGATGAAAACTTCGCTCTTCGTCGTGCTTTTGAAGAGTGGATGGATCGGATGTCAGGACACAAGTCCGCAACATCACAGTTCCGTGGGGGTAACGGCAGTAATGGGTTTACTACCAACCTCAGCGTGACACAGTTTTCTCGTGAAGGCAAGCGTCTTCGTACATACGAATTCATTGGCGCATTTCCAACCAACCTTGCGCCAATTTCGCTCGATTGGGGCACCACGGATACGATTGAAACGTACACCTGCGAATTCACCTATCAGTGGTGGGAAGTTGCGGGTCAGATTCCGACTCGCGATAATCCGTCGTTGACGGTTGACGTGGGTATTGGCGTCAACGCCTAATTCTAACATGGATTCCGAGGAGCATCCGTAAGGGTGCTCCTCAGAAAGTGAAGCTATGCC